ACCTAATTGAGTTGCTGCCGCTTTTTGTAAATCAACAATATCACTAAATTTTCCCCCCAATAGAGCAACACTTGTATACGCATCCGCCAATCCAGCTTTAATTGCGGTAATTTGTTCCCTACCTTGACCAAAACTTTTCGCCACTTCAGCGGCTGAAGCCTCGACATTAGCCATGGTGTCATAAATTTTGTCAATCTCAAAATTTGATTTAAAAGCCTCCTCGAATTCCCCAAACACACTTTTGGTATATTTTTTAGCCCCTTCTAAACCATCATCATCATTAGTTCCGCTCATTACTTTGTTTTACTATAAATACACAATACACCCTTTTTTAAATTAATTTTTGGGTGTATTATGTTCAACTATTTTATTAATAAGAAATTTCCTTTCAAAGGTAGGCATACGATAAAAATCGGAATATGATGTTCTGAGAAATTTTGCCATTAAATAATATTCCTCGATAAGGTGTTGTCGATATTTAGAAGAAAGGCCGAAAAAACTCAACCCCAAAGGATATCTCAAAAGATACCATTTCTCCTGATGGGGCATATGTTGTTTTTCTTAGGTCTAATGACGGTTCGTTATCTCTCATGAAGTTACGGATGAATTTAGAATCCATAATTGGTAGGGTCTCAATAAACATTGCAATTTGTCCTTTATCAGTAATTCCGTCAACCTCTTGAATTTGTTTATTTAATCTCCATGTAACTGTTGGAGCAACTCGACCTGCAGGGTATTGTTCACCTAATTTACCTAATTCCAAAATTTCGGAATAAGTTAACGGTTTTAATTTAACTGTCGAACCTGTTTTAGGTAATTTCGTTAAGAACAAACCATTTTCATCTGGTTTGGTTTGGGTTTGTCTAATATTTAACTCGTCTAAGATAACCGTTACATCAAATGGTTTACTTGTTTTAGGGTCAATTAAATTAATGACATATTCAGGACCAAAAGAAGTATTTCTTAGATAAATCATAATAGCCTCAACATCACCGTTTAAAAGTTCCTCAGGTTTTAATTCATTTTCGTAAATTTTATTTCTAAGTAACGTTAAAATAATGTTGGTATTTGCGTTTTGAGCAGCACCTATTAAAATGTTTTCGTCATTTGCGGTTAAATAACCCACTTTAATTGATTTCTTTTTAGATTTGTAATATATTCCACCTGAAGGTAGAGTTACAATATCATGAGGTAAGTTAAAACCTTCGGTTCCCGCTTTAATTAAATCTTGTTCCATATTGAATTGTTTTTATATTAAATAATAGGACAAGTTTATTTTTTATAAAGATTAATTAGTATATTCCCATCTAATATTTCCACAATCATATATCCTATAAATTTTTCAGTTGTTTTATATCCCGACTTATTATCTGTTGTAAAAAATGTAAAATCCATATACTATCATATTATGATAATATACGGATTTTTATTTTGGGTGTAAAGGGTATGTAAAAAAATCTAGTAAACCAATATACAACGGTCCATACGAATCGATGCCGTAATACTCGCAATTGAATCAGTACTATAACTCAATGAATCAAAGTTAACGTCAGTTAACCAACTTCCCTCCAGAATCCATTTTTCTACAACAACCCCTGTAGGGTCTAACATCTCAAGGTCAATATTTTTCTTGTAACCCGCAGCATAACCCATACGACCTGTTACAGACTCAGCACATAAACGTACCCACTCCATAAGAGCTTGTGATGCTGAAGGTCCGATTGGGTCACGGAATTTAACACTAATTGTTCCCCAAGTGAAACGACCCGCAACATATGTTGAAGTATTTAAGAATTGAATTTCAATAGGGTTAATTGTTATATGTGGTCTAGCAGCCGTTTCTACGAACCATTCGTTAATTCCCAAAGTCGAAGGGAAACGAACAATGAACCTGTTTTGTCTTTTCGGTTCGTAAGGAATCGGCATTTTCATTAGTAAATCAGCCATTGTATTATTTTTTTGTTTGTTTGTTTAGTTTATTATAAATATATCGAGATGAAAAATTTTCTCTTTACTTTGTTTTTTTTTATTTTAATCTTTCTATTATAAATTGCCTAGTTAATATGCTTTTTTTATTCCTCCTGCAGTTAAATATGTTTTAATTATATTATCTGGTTCTTTTTCAAATGCTGATTTAACTTTTTCAACATTTCTTATATCATCATCTGAAAATCCTATTGTAGGTAGAAAATTATTAGTTACTTTGTTTTTAAGAAATGCTTTCTTATGAATTTTTGAAGACATCTCCCTAACAAATTGGACAAATTCTTTTAAAGCTTTAATTTTACCTTCTTCAGGGTTGGTTGCAGAACCTTCACCATAAGTGACAGGATAAAACTTACACATATCAAGATATTCTCTAATCATGTCTTTTTTAGACATTTCACCTTCATCGGCCAAATCTCTATATTTTTCCAAATTCTTAACTAATTCATTTGAACTAATTCCCATATGGTTAGATACAATAAGATTATAACACGCCTCTTTAATAACACTTGGGGTATGTCCCCTAGCAGTTACTATAGAAAAAATTGACCCGTTGTTAATTGCCTCAACAAAGTCTCTCCAAGCAGGACCTGGTTTACCTAATAAAGAATCAACAATAAATTGTCTATCTCCTTTTACACTAAAGTATTTAAAAGGTTCTTCTCCAAAACCTACAATAGTATGTCCCTCATATTCAAAAGGGTTTTTACCGATATCAGTTCTATATTCTGCAAAATCTTCAGTAGACATTCCTACCTCATCACCATCTTCATCTTTTAAAAGTATTTTAGTTGGCATAGTCATAATATTATCATCCCAATCAAAGGCGTAGTATTTCATGTCGGGAGTTCCCTCTTCTGTAATACCTTCTATAATTTTATTTTTTAACATATTATTTACTTAATAAATAAAGACAAGTCGAGTTTTATGTCGACTTGTCTTAAAATTATTTTTAGATATTATCAAACGATGCACCTGTTGGAGTAATATAGAACGTGATGTCTATGAACTCAAGAGATTTAGTTGGTTTGATATAAATCTTACCTGTCATTTGATTTCTATCCAAGTCAGCAACATCTGAAGAAACTGTTACACGGAAATCGTATAAACCTCTGTCTCTTCTAATTGCGTCTAAGATGGGGTTAACCGCATCCAAGAAATCTTGTCTTACTTTCTCATCGTTTTGTTCAAACAATAATCTTACCGAAACCGCTGAAATTAATTTACGAGCTTGTAACAATAATCTTCTTACGTTGATTCTATCAAGAGCGGATTCTCTAATTTGCATGGTCTTGTTACCCCAAATTACAGTTCCAACATCAGAGAAGGTTGCGATTGGGTTAATTCTACCTTTATAAAGAACGTCTCTATCTTCTTGAGTAAGTTTCTTTCTCGCTTTGATAGCACTTACGATACCACGAGTGTAACCCGCCGCAGCGAACCAAGGGAAAGCAATATTATCCGTTAACGCCAAGTTTCTTGTTACCTCAGCCGTAGCGGGGATATAGATTTGAGTGTTGTTTACAGTATCTCTTGTTAAAACCCATGGGTAATAAGTTGCCGTGTAGTTTGAGTCGATACCCGCAGTTTCCAAATTGTCTACCGCTTCTTGTGGATAAATTAAATCTAATTGGTCACCCGTTGATGGTACAAACATGTTGTAGTCGGGTGTTGTGCAGATATAAACTGAATCCGCTCTATTGAACTCAATCATTTCAATTGCATCACCCACTAAGTCAGAGTGATTAATATAATCAATACCTGGAGTAACGAATACGTTAATATTAACCGCCTCAGGGTTAGAGAATGTTTGTTGTCCTAATAAGTAAGCGTAATAGTCGGTGTTTGCCCAATCTTGTCCGTTGTCACCAACAGTGATTTGTTTAAACGCTCCCCATCCTGTAGCCGTTGGGTATTTGAATGAAGGACATGCTCCATTTCTATAACCAATTCTACCTAATACGAATCTATCCGCATTTGTTCTGTGTTCAGTATAGATATCCCATCCGTCAAATCCTCCACGACATAATAACGAGAATTTACGTGCGTATAATCTATAATACGGATTCGCTTCGTTATCAGGGTCTGAAGTAAATGGTGCAGAACCTACAAAGAAAGCC